TTTTCAGCAACCTAGAGGTGTTAAATGACTAGTAGTTCGGGTAATAAGGTACTTAAACATGACAATCTTGTTAGTTTAGGTAGGGAGTTTGAAGGGATGAAGGAGAGTAGGTTTTTGAATTGTTGTCGAATGCTCTTTCAGCTAGATACTATCTCTAACATCTACCCGAAAGAGTACTCTCGATTATAGGCTAGACTGCAGGAGTTTCCATAGCCGAGTACATCACATCATCTTTACTATCAGCTTTAACTTTACCCAACTTCTTACCTAACTTTAATGCTTGGCATACATAATCATTAAGTAACTTTTCAAACTCAACCTTAGCAGCTGAGATAGCAACTGCTTGCTCCTCAACTGTACTGTAACTAGCTAAGCAAGCCTTCATACTAATATCAAAGAGGGCATTAACCTCCTCCGTACTAGCTTCAACTGTATGTTTAATTTTCATAGAACCCTCGAAAGTAGGTTAGGAATGACCTTACAGCTGACTTCCCTCCCTCTGTTTGCATATATAGTGATAACTTCTTCTCGACTTGAGCAAGTATCTCTGGACGTGAGAGCCATTGCTGCTCTTCAACTGTAAGACAAAGTCCTACAGCTTCTAACATAGATAGCTCTTTCACTGGAGCAGCTGGAGTTGAGTCCTTCAATAAACTCATTTCTTCACGGATAGCTTCCCGAATTAAAGCTTTAAGGTCGGTTGAACTGTCATTTACAGCTGCAACTGGCACTTTAGGAGCTATTCCAAGCTGTAATTCAGCTATCTGTTTCTGTAACTCGGCTATTGAAGCACTCATCTTTACACCTTTTCCTTTAAACTAACCAAACCATACCGATTTCAGCCATTAACTCTAGTGTTATTAGCTGTTTGCGAACCAGCTGAGCCTGACATTGTTCCAAGATTAACCACAGATTGCGTGTTTCTTTGAAGTTCAGCTACAACTCCACTTAGGGCGTTAACTACAAACCCTAACTGTTGTTGCTGCTGTTGTTGAGCTTGATTCTGATTGATATTATTAGTAACAGTAACACCATTATCAGCTATTGCGCGTTGAACTCTAAGGTCAGCTAGTTGATTATTCAAGTCAGTAACCATATTAGCTGTGATTAAAGCACGAGTTTTCTCGCCATCTGCTGTAATATCACGAGAAAGTTCATACTTACTTTCCATAATATTAGTGTTTACTTGATTCAACTGCTGCATTAACACTACAGAGTTAGCATTCACAGCATCTTTAACACCTGCAACTGCTAATTGATTAGCTGAAGTAGATTGAAGAACGGCTGAGGTTAACTGACCAGTCTGATTTGCATTTGAAGTTTCAGTTGTAGCCACGCCTACAGCTACAGCTTGTTTAATATCACCAATTCCAGCCATTAAGCCATTTCCACCGAATAGGTTGCCATTATTTCTAAGTAAACTACCTAGAATAAGACCACCAATCATGCCACCGCCCATATTGTCATTAGAGCCGAATAAGTTACCCATGTTACCACCTGTAATTGCTGATTGAAAGAGTTGATTCAAGTCTATACCCGAACCTGTTACTGTAGAATCGACTGCCATAGTCAATCTCCTAGTTCTTCCCACTGTAATGCAGTGTCATTTCTGAGTAATAGCTACTCAAAACCTTTATCAGCAAGTTAAGTTTATAACTAAATGAGGTTAATTATAAAGTTAAGTTGCTATTTTAGTTAGTTTACTCTTGTTTTGTTACAATTTCAAGAAATATTTAAGGGGAATTTGCGTCAAGAATCCGTCATTAGTCAGAAACTTGACGCTTTTACTAAAACTACCTACTGAGGAGGGTCTGGAAATACTACTTCAAGTGGGTATCCAGCTTGTAGAGTAATATCCCTAAGCTTTTGTCTGTAAGTTTGCCAAGAATTATATAAAGTTACCCCAAGCCTTGTTTGTGCCGATACTGTATCTGTCCAATCACTCTCTTGAAGTTTCTGATTGCGGATAGTCTTAACTATCTGAGCAGCTACTTCTAAATTTAACTCCCATTGTTTAGTTTCATAGTTGAAAAAATGAGAGGAACTAGGCTGTAGAGGGATTTCTACTGGAATTTTATTAGATATATAATATAAATCGGGTTCTATATAAGTTTCTAAATAGAAATTACCTAAAGTAGTTTGCTCTTCTACAAGTTTATCTATAGTATCTTGGTTAGGGGTATTTACCGCTAATAAAATTTTACCGACATTGTTATATATAGTAATCATCATCTTTTTCCAGTCATAACTACAATAGATGCTCTTATATAAGGTGCTGTAGTTCCCCACCAAGAAGAACTTGAAGAGCCATTCTTTAATCTTAATACTAGAGAACCTAAATCTACTGTAGCATCAGTTGTTCCTGTGGTAGTGACATTAAATAAAAATGGATATTGAGCTACACTAGTACCGGCTGTAATTCTAGTATTAATATCTTGTTCAAATTCAGTACCAGTCCCTAAAGTTAAACTAAACCAACCATCAGTAGCTTGATAGTGTACTAAAGTAAGCATTACTAAAACACATCTGGTAATGGAGGTATCTGTTCCTACCACAGACATACTAGATAGTATAGTATTAGCGCTAAGTTCTCCATTAGCTTTTATAGGTAAAGTAAGTGTAGTACTAGCTATAGTAAATACCTCATTTATAGTGACTTGATTAGCTCCAATCTTTAAAGTACCAACCTGCGCATTGCCAATCTGAGCTGACCCAATAGAAGCATTATCAATAAAATTACTAATATTAGAGCTAGTAACTAAAGGCATAACTTTCTGCCAACCCGTACTACGATATACCCACATTAAGTTAGTAGTTGTATCGAAGTAAGTATCATTAACCCTGCCACTTATAGAAGGAGTCCCAGCTCCAGAGCTATTAGCATTTTTAATAGCATCTAAATCACCTGTATAGGTAGTTAAAAAGTTAGGAGATTCAGCATAAGCACTTGGCGTAGTTAAAGTACCTATTTGCTCTTCAATCATTAATCCGTCAAACCACAGATCCGCTACTGCAAATTCCAGTGGGTCGATAATTATTACAAAATCTTTAACATTTAAAGTGCTAAAGTCTAAAACGTAACTATATCTTGCCCAAGTATTCGCTAAACCTGTTGTTAATGTAAAAGCCGCTGCATTCGTGTCACCAGCATATCTTACAAACATATTTACTGGAAAATTAGCAACACTAGACTTCATAAAAATAGAGAAAATCCACTTTTTATTAGGTTGTAGTTGTTGGTTATAGGTGAGCCAAGGAGCTGGAGCTAAAGCACAATAATCATTGAAACTAGTAACCGATTTAGATAGTTTTAAACTTTTAGAGCCAATCGCTGAAGTTGTACTGTCTAAAGACCAAGTACCAGCTCCAGTTCCAGTACTTACTACAATAGGAGGTAAGTTAGCTTCTTCAAATGTGCAATACCTGGGGTGCATTACATTGACCCCAGAACCTCCAAGTTTACTTAAAGTAGTATCACTAGCAGCATCCCAAGTACTTCCAGACCATCTTTTTAAAGTTCCAGTTCCAGTATCATACCATAAGTCACCAGCTGAACTAGCTGTAGGAGCTGAACTAGCGTAGAAAGTTTTATTTCTACTAACCCCAGTAGCTACATCTGTAAGTAAGTTAGTGACAGAACTACTACCTATAGTAGAATTAGAATCAATAGTTGAGCTTTGTACAGTAAGTCCTGTAAATTTAGCAGAACCATTCTTATCAATCCTCCAGCCAGAATTAGCTGAGTAGTTATCTGACTGAATGATATTACCAATCATAGCCATATTTGTAATATAAGCTGTACTAGTAGACAAAGCATTAGCAAGCAAACTACCAGCTATAATCTGGTCTCCATCTATAAAAGCTTTACCTGCGTCAGTAGTTACATTATTCCCACCAGCATAAGTAGCTAAAATCCTCCCAGATACAGCTGTAGTTGAGGAAGTGGTGTATTTTAGAGTAGAAGTTCCATCATAATATAAGTAAAGAACATCAGAAGTCCATTCAGCGCTACCAGCGTTAACTACTACTGAAGTCCCGTCATCTTTATAAGCTGTAAACTGAGTCCATGCAATAGTATTAGGGCTTACATTCTCATTAGGGGTAAACTGTAGTCCGACATAAGAATATCTATTTATAATATCAGCTGAGATAGAATTAGACGACACAAAATTAGAAACATATAACCCAGTAGAACCAAAACTATCTGAAATAGAGTATTTATAGTAGTAAGTACTACTATCTGGCGTAGGCAGTATAACCCTATTAGATGCTCCTTTATAAATTAAAGATGTATCGTTAGCGGTAAATCCAGAAGTAGTTCCTCTATAGATTAGATAATCTTTAACATCTAGCTCTGAAGACGCATCAATACTCGCAACTACATTAGCAACTCCTGGAGTTATAGTCATAGACGTTAAAGCGGGTACTGGGTTTATAACAGTAACTTCTATTGGAAGGGAAATATCTCCTAGAGTGTCTCGACTATAAATTTTAACTTTAAAAGTTCTAGCAGGAGTTCCTCCAAAAATATTAACATTTCTGTTAAAAGGAAGTGCAAAAGCTCCATTTATAGGCTTATAAAGAAGATATTCATCTATAGGGTCAACTGTATCAACCCCTATCGCTGGGTTTATAGAGTAAGATTCCATCTTATTAACGCCAGCAGAATCCCAAATCTCAACTAAATAGTCATAAATAGCATCAGCTACGCTTTGATTAGCAGGATTATAGTCAAAAGCTAAAGTTAATTCTGGAGTTGAGAACTCTAAGGTAGTTGGCTGTACTGCAGCTGGGATAGTTCCAGCTATTCTTACATTTATAGGAGGTTGTAGCGTAGAGCTAGTCGTTACAGTTCTAAAATTATAAGTTGTAGTTAGAACTTGAGAGTAGATTCCAGTAAAGGAGTTAACTGCCCATACAGAGATAGTATAAACTCCTGGAACTGGGTTCATAATATCGTAAGTATCAGAAGTAATGGTATCTATGATAGTTGGAATACCATCATCTAAGAGCCAAGTCACTTTAAAGTTAGCTCTATACTTTTGAGTCTTAGCCGAGTCCCAGACCCAACTTACCTGTAATCTGCCATTAGTATATGTTCCATTAGTTCCAAAGTTCTCTTTAACGGAGATACTCTCTACAGGAACAGTACTAAACTGCCCAACATTAGCAAAGTCACCTGTTTTCTGGGTTAAGTTTAAGCCAGAATCAACATAGTCAAAAATAGCTTCGTCAAATTCAAGAGCTGTTACCGAGTAGATGTTTTCTTCACTTCTTGAGATAGAAGTTGCACGATAAATCTTACCTTCTGAAGTTCCAGCAATAACGAAAACAACACCAATATTAATGCTAAGAGCTGAGGAAATAACTATATTATTTATAGTAAGCCCCCCAGAGATAACTTTAGTAACTTCATTCCCGCTAGAATCATAGGAGTGGAAGGTGTAAGTCCCCGCTGGCAGCGAGATTTCACGGTCAAAAGTTAAAGTAGTTGAACTGCCGGAGATAACTGCGCTAGTCAATAGCCCCGATTGTGTATTTGTTTGGTTATAGTTATCATAGACCCTAATTAAATCACCTATCTTATAGGTCATACCGTCAAGGAATACACTAAAAGTTACAAAATCTGTAAAGTAACAGTTAGTATAAAGTACCCAACGAGCTTTTCTAATAGCTTGAGCTTCATAGTAGCAACCAGGAAGTACTACATCTGTAGGTCTAAGGCCATAGCGGGCAATTAAACTATCATCAGAAACTGTAGCTGTATCTGTACGGCCAAAGTTCAAACCTCGGTTATAAGTCACATTAACTAAGTTAGTTCTTTGCTCAATATTTGAACTCTGGTAAGTAAAAGTACCCTCAATAACATTAGCATTAGTTACATTGCGTTTAACTATCTGCCCTCGCTGTTGAAAAATAACAGCTACTTGTCCAAACTCATTTGTAATTAAGTTAGCATTACAGAGACTTAGGATTTGAGACAGAAAGTCTTTTACATTTTCTCTTGTATTGAAAGAATAGTCCAAAGTATGTCTTGGAATATATAAAGGATACGGTTCTTCAAGTAGTTCCCCATTATCTCTACAGACTACAACTTCACTATAACCATTAGGTAAAGCATCATCGCAATACTTTCCTAAGTTATAAAAAGAGTATTTATCTAAGTCAGCTTCTGGAATACCAAGACCAGAGTTAACATCTGTCAATACATCATATAAACACCAAGCTGGGTTATTAGAATACTGGAGATAAGTTGTATGTAAAGTGCCATCCCAGTTTCCATTATAAGTGCCAACAGTAGTAGAAGTACTAGGAGTATAGTTAGTAGGTAAGCGGATTTTCTTACCTTTAACTTTAAACATAATTTCTGGAATTCTATTACCAAACTGAGTTGCATCTCTTAAAGTAACAGCTGCAAGGGCAGTTCCAGAGTAAGTTAAATCACTATGGTATAACTGAGTAACAGCTGACCACTGCATAGTGTCTTGCTTCTTAACAGTACCAGAGTCGGGAGTTATTCTTATAACTTTAACCTGCCATGTCGTAGTAGCTGTAGTTGGGCGATTAATCTCTAAATCAAAAGTATAGCCATGAGTAGTTTTACCTTTAACAGTGTATTGTTTATTATTTAAGAGAGTCCAAAGTCCAGTAGTAGTGTTATTGCGGACATAAACTTCAAATACAACTGTACTTCCTACAATATTACCATCACCATCTGTTTTAGATAAAGCTGAAAAAGTAAAAGAACAACGTACAGATTTCATAGCTTCTTCATAAGGAATTGAAACTATAGTTTCTGGTACTTGAAAGTTAGGCTGCATCTGGACTGTAATTCCAGTTCCAGTTCCAACTGAAGTAGCTTTAAACACAATACCTACAGCATTCTTAGAAGCTCCGCAAGATTTAAAATTTGTAGTACCTAAACTTGTAATTCTATACCAAGTATTAGTAACTAAACTTGTAGCTGTTACTGTAATTCCAGTACTTACGTTAGGAAGTTCTTGTCCATTAGGTTTAGTAGAATCTCTTATAATATTCTTAGCTGTAAAACCTGGAAGAGGAGATTCAGTTACCGTAAAACCGTCAATAACTGTTTGACTTGAAGTCCCTACTCTATAGACTAAAGTAGCATCAAAGTTAGCAATCTCTACAGTATCAAGATATACATTTTCAACGCTATCAATAACTCCTTCACCTACTGCAAATAGAGTTTTAACTGTTTGTTCACTGATAAGGGTGTCTTTATACTCCGTAGAACCGCCACCTTTACCCATTTCACCTGCAATTATAAGTTCTGTACTCATACTACACTAGCCGCCCCCACGTTAGAAGAAGTTATACCGGAAGAAATTAATACACCACCGCAGAAAGGATTTCCATAAGTTAAAGGAACTGAACCACCTTGTTCTGTAATTGTAAGCGCTGTATTAAACATTTTACTTTGTTTTTGTGCTTTTGCTGGGTCTGAGTTAAAGCTAGTATCTGGGGCCATAATAGCTGATACAGCCATCGAAACACCGATAGCAATAGCTATATTAGCTACTCCAGCTATAATTCCAGCTGCCCCAGCTGATAATACCATAGCTCCGCTAGCTGCAAAAGCACCTACACCAGCTACTGTACCACCGCCAGCAGCACTAGCAGCTGCCGCCATAATCATAGAAGCGGAAATAGGATCTTCACCTTCAACTGAAGGAATAATATGTAACTGTTCATATAGATTTATATCTGAAAATAAAGTAGTAGCTGTTAAACCATCTACTCTATCCCCCACAATACCCACAAATACATGACCAGAGTAAAGGATTTTATCAGTAACATCTTCGCCATAAGTATGTTTAATAGAGTTGAAAATCTCTCTAGTATCTTTAAGGTCAGTTTCAAACTCTATAAAATCATTAACTGTTGAATAAATCTTAACCAACATATCTTAACCTTCTTTTAATTTGATACATATAGTTTTCTATTGGTTCTTTACAGGATAGAAGTCCTTGGTGTAGGATAGATCCTTCATGGTAAATAGCTAAATGATTTTCAGTAAAACCAGAATTATCTATAATAAAAAGGTCTCCATTCTGTAGGTCATCTAGGTTTGGAGATTCTTTGAAACCATACTCTTCTATAAACTCTTCAAAAACTCTATCTGACTTCCTAACAGCGGTGTAATCGTGCAGAATATAAGGCTTTAGCTCAATACCTAGTTCAAATTTATAATAATCCTGTACAAGTGTATAGCAGTCATTTATAAACCAGATAAAAGGACGATTTAAATAGTCATTTGAAGGAGTTCTTGGCAGTTCAATAGGTTCTGAAACTACCCAACCTTCTGTTGCAAAGATTAACCAAGGAATTCCGGATACTTTCTGCCCAGTCATATCAGCAACTGAAGGAGTTCTAGGGTCTAAAGTTTTACCTTTTCTTGGGTCTACGCAATGGCTATGAAAGATATACTTAATCTCTCCAGAGTACTTAATATAGTCAGCTGGGTTAATCTTGAAAGCTTTCTCTGGGTCATCTGCAAGATTATAGCAGAAAACAATAGTATCATCTTTAAGTACAAACCCACAACTTTCTTCTGGATAGTTATTAAGAATACCTCTACTTAGTTCATCTATATCATACATCATAGCACCTTATTAATACCAAGTCCAGGAAATTCTCTTTTAAGCATTTGTCTTTTAGGTAACATAGCTCTATCAGCATCTAAAGGAGAGCGAAGTTCAAAATTAATAACTGACATATTATGCGCTGTTTTTCTAGCTATTGTGAATTTCAAAGGAGCCGCTGATACTTTAGTTGGCTGATTCAAATAAGTTTCAAAAGTTCTATAGTAAATAACTTTCGAACCTATAATATCCTGCACTGTAAAACTTAACATTCCGAAAAACTTATTGATATTTGAAACACTTAAAGTAGGTCTAGCTGGAGCTTCATCTGAAGTTTGGGAGTAACTTGTAATCTCTATAGGAAAAGGAGTGTAAGTATCTCCGCCAAACATAATTGGGGTATTATTAGGATTTACATTAGGTGTAAATCTATAAACAGTATTAGTAACTACTGTAAACCTAAGCCCAGTTAAAGTACCAGCAGTACAAGTTATAGGAGAACCTCCTACACTAGTAGATAAATCAAATAAAGTTTTATCTGCCAATCTAGCTAAAGATATAACATAATAAGTAGATGTAGTAGCTAGTGTGGGTATACTTCCAGTTCCTGTTAAAGTCCCAGTTATAATAACTTTAGCCCCAACAGTCAGATTAACATTAGGAGTACAGTTAAAAGTTCCAGAAGCAGCTACCTCAAAGCTAACATTTTGTAAAAAAGATGTAGCTATTACGTCTATATCGAAAAGTTCAATATAAGCTGGAAGGGTAGACTGGGCAGTTAAATCATCAAAATCCATTCTACTCTCCTAAGTAATGTCGAATACTTGTCTAAGATTACAAGTAACTGTGAAGATAGCATTAGAACTTTCCCTTTTAACTGAATAGCCGTCTCTAGTCATTCTATACTTCTTCTGGGCAGTTTCTCCACAAGGAGTCCAAAGTAGCAATCCCCAAGAACCTACTGAGTTTAAAACAGCCACAATAGCATCTTTTTCAGTAGTAGATAGACCGCCCCATTCTATAGACCAGTTTTCTCTTACATTATTAATACCCTTAGCAGCTACTTGTTCATACCCATCCCCAAATTGAGCTGCCATATCAGAAAAAACTACAGTTTTAGAACTATCTATAGTTATTTTAGTAGAAACTGGAAGTAAATAGTCTGGAGTTCCGTAAGTTAGATCTACAGCTCTAGTTCTTGCTGCCGAGCTAGATATATCCGCTGCTCTTGTTACTTGTGCGGAAGTTGTTGGAATGTAGCTTGTAGCTGTAGTTCCTACTTCTAGTTGGGCTCCCCAGATATAAGATGTACCATTTTCATTACCAACTCCAAATCCAATAGAATCATCACCTTGGTTTCTAAAATCCATTATTGCAGTGGTATTTCCTGTAGAATTATTAGCGCCTGTTACAGATAACCTATACCACCCATTACCTACAGGTGTAATTGAGGGATTTATATTACTAACTCTATTACCTATTGTTAAATCGGACCAACGCAAAGTAGCTGTTATTGTGAATATTTCTGTAGTTCCACCTACAAAAGATAGTGCAATACTGGTGTAAGGCGCAGTCCCTTGTTTTATATATGCGCTAACAGTATACAGGGAAGAGTTATTACCAATCGAAATAGATTGTCTACGTGGGCCATCTGATGGCCCTGTATATGTAAGCGTATCTGCTGTCATGCCACCATCTGGAGATATTGCTGTACTATTTGTAATTGTATTACTACCAACCGGTGACCCCCAAACTGCATTAGATTGATCTTCACTATAAGTCAGCAAATTAGTCGCAGCAGGTTCAAGTAACAACTTAGGTGATAACGCTAAATTCAATGGGTTATAGTTATACCTAGCTACATTAGTTGCAGCAGATTGAATAAAACCATTTGAACCAATGAACGTACCAGTTGATTCACGAGAGGTAAAGCTATCGGCAGAAGGAATATAGCTTGTCGCAAATGCACCTTGTTCAAGTTGTGCGCCCCAGACATAAACAGATTCTCCAGTAATAAATCTACTAAACCCTCCTATATTAACTTGTATAGAAGTTGTTCCTGTAACGGTTGTTCCTGTAATAGTAAAACGTTTCCATTCAGTAGTTACAGCAACATCAAGATTAACTACATCTGTATTACTTGGGAATTGTCGTGTACATATACTAATATTCATAGATGCACTTGCACGTAAATATACAGAATATGTAAACTTCGTTAAAGCTGTAAATGGAACTACTTGGATTACATAAGAATCAATACCATTAGCTGTTAATAGGTCAGCAGTCAATGTTCCATCCGGTGCAATAACAGAGTTCGCAGTTACAGTAACATCGCCTTTAGTCCAAGCAGCATTATCAAACTGTTCACTATACGTCAGCAAATTAGTGCGTTGTTCTTCAATCAACAAACTACTACCAGCAGCTAAGTTTGTAGGATTATAAGTATATCTAGCTTCATTAACTCCAGCTAATGCTACTAACCCAGCAGAATTATAATAACTACCTATAGAATTTCTTGATACAAATTTAATAGCCATTAATCACCTGCCCATACTCTACTAGGAGTTTCTGGAACTGGAGTTATAAAATCAGCTAATATACCTACCTGTTCTGGAAGTAATTCAGCTTTAAGATTAGCAAACCAACCAGTCTGTTGTTTCATCTCTGGATATTTAAAACCTTCTTTAGATTTTAACATAACTCCAGTAGGAGAGTACATTAAACCAATTATATCTAAAATTACATTATATTGAATATAGGATTCAACTTTCTCTGAACCATCTATATTAGGGATAGTTCTAGTAACTATCTCAGCTAGTTTAGCTTTAAGAAAAGTTGATTCCAGCTCTTCTTGGTTTTTAAATTTTAGATAAAAGATATTCATTAACCAAATCTCGCTTTGTTTAAGGTATTTCCAGGTCGTTTAGCGTTAGAGATTTCCTCTTTAGCTATACTACGCATCATAGCTGCAGCAGCTCTTTGCCCAAACTGTTCTGGATTCTCGCCTTGTTTAGACTGTACGTTTACTGTGATATTATACAGATTTCCTTTAGATTGTCCAGCATTTTCAGTCACTACCCCAAGTTTACCCTGCGCGTTTCGTTTCAAAGGTAGAATAGCTTCTGGGCCTGCTTCGCCCATCAAACCAACACCTTTTGCAAAAGGGAAGACTGTAGGAGAACTAACTATAGTTCCAGAGTGTGCTGAGATCCCAGCTCCTGTAAATACCCCACCATTAGCTGCAAAAGTAGGTTTCATAGGTCCTATAAATCCAGGAGTAGAGCTTATATTAGTAGCTTGAAATAGTCCTGCACTTTGCCCTAAACTTCCAAGACCAGATAGAGCAGCTCCAGCTAAAGGTTTTAAAATAGAACCTAGAATCTGACTTCGCATCTCTTGTGCAAGAATCTTAGCTATATCACCTAAAACACTATTAGCAAAAGACTTAAAGGCTTGACTAGCTGTCATAGACTTATTAATTAAACCTGTAAATGCGTTATCAAAAGCATTACCTAAAGACTGTTCAATCATAGCTCCAGTTTCGTCAGCTACAAGTTTTAAGCTTTCAAGTTTTTGTTTAGCTAAGTCATAAGTAGCTTGGGCAGCTGGTCTTTCTTCTGGTTTAGCTGCGTCTAACTTTCTTTTCATAGAGTCAACTTCCAACTCACTTAAACGAATCTGCTCTCTTTTAATCTTAGTATTACTTAGAGCGTATTGTAAATCAGTCATCTGACCTACTTGTTTAAGTTCTTGATTACGTTGTAGAGCATCGTTAGCTACTTTCTCAGCGGTAGTTAAATTTTTCTGGTTAATAGCTATATTAGCTTTTAGATTCTGAGCTTGTACTAAAATTTCTAACTCTTTAGTCATTATTTTAGCACGTTCTCCAACTTCTCCTTTCTCTTTAGATTCAAGTTCTAACTGTTTTCTAAGAAGTTCAAGTTTAGTAGAACTTAAGTCGTTAGAATCACGTTCAATACCTAGAATATCTTGGTATCTTTCGTGTATCATATTCAAGTTAGTATTATAAGCATCTATATTCTGAGCTGCTTCATTATCTATAATACCTTTAGTATCTCCAGTACCAATTTTAGACTCATAATCAGATTTAAGTTGTTTAAGTTTTTCATCATACTTAGCTATTAAATCTTTTTTACCAGTACCAACTGCTAAAGCTCTTTGTTGCTCGTTAAAACCTTTTTCAGCTTCATAGTCTTTAGTTAAGATTTCTTTCTTACGTCTAACGTACTCCTCGAAAGAATATAATTTAGCCTTATTCTGAGAATCTAAAAGTTTAATTTGACTATTAGCATTTGTAGCAGCTGTAGTTTCAAATTGTTTGATAGTATTAATTTCTTCCTTAGTTACTTTAATACGTTCAGCTGCTCCTTTTTTAGCTGCAGATTCTCCCTTCTTGTTAAAAGTATCTATGCCAGCTTGCCTAGCTCTTGCAACTTCTTCGTCCATAACTGCCATAGTTTTAAGAGCTTCATTATATTGTTCTAATGTAGGTCTTAGATTTTCTTTTTCAGTTAATATAGAAGCAGGAGCTTCAAATCTTTCTTTAATTTTCTCATAAGCTGCTTTATCACCTTTAAATTTAGAAGTAGCTATTTTAGCAGCTGCGTAATTACCCGCTTCTTCTGCAGTTTTAGCGTACCTACCCATCATATCGCTATAGTGTTCGCTTAGGTCAGTCATATCCTTTGTCTGAGCTTCTTTTTGACGAGCTAAAGAATCTTTTTCAGCTTGTAGAATTTTTTCAGTAGCTGATTTCTTAGCATCTACAATAGCTTTATTGTCATCCTCGATAGTTTTTTGAATGTTTTTTAAAGTTTCTTGTTTAGTAATTAACCTCATACCATTTACAGAAACATCTGCATCAGAAGCTTTTAGAGCATCATTATACTCTTGTTGATGTTTGGTTAAAAGTTTAGTAGCTTTTGCGACTTGTTCATCAGTTTCTACGGTAATCTTTAAAAGTTGAGCATCAGTAGTTACTTTTTCCTGTAAAACTTCTCCTCTAAGTTTCTTCATTTCCCTATAAGACTCATTAGCTTTATCTAATGCCACAGAACCTGCACTAGCTTCTGTAGCAAAATAAGCTAAAGCAGCTCCGGCTGCAACTATAGCTACTCGAATAGGACCGAAGAAAGCCATAGCTCCTTCAAGAATTTTAAAAGCAGTACTAGCTTCTCCGACTTTAACTATCAAACTTCCTAATTCAAGAACTAAAAGACCTGTAGCTACCTTAAGACCAGTTGTAAAAGTAGAACTTAGTTGTTCAGTACCGTTAACTAAAGCAGTAATATGATTTGTAAGATTTGTAGCCCCTTTTACAAAATCATTCATAGGACCAGAACTAGAAGCATAAATAGCTTCTTGTAAGTGAATGAAACTAGTCTCCATTCTGCCTACATTAGCATTTAAGTTATCAGCTGACATAGCAAAAGCAGGCGCAAATCTATTAGCCATGTATGCTATGAAATTCTCCATAGTATCTTGAGCATAGACTGTACCTTCTTTCATACGTTTAGAAAGTTCAGCTGGTAAAATATTCATAGAAGCTGCAAAACTAGCAAATGCGCCTGGGAGTAAGTTACCTAATTGTTTAACTAATTCTTCAGATTGTACTTTAGATTTATTGAAAATCTGAGACATAGCTAAGAATACATGGTTTGCTTTATCAGCACTAAGGTGTAGTCCAGATATAACTGTATTCATATCTGTAAACATTTTCCATGTAGAACTCATACTAGCTCCTGCAAGAGAAGTAGAAGCTTGGAATCCTTTAAAATTATCTCTAAGAATTCCAATATTAATACCAGTTCTTTGAGCTTCAACGTCTAAAGCTTTTAAAGCACCTACCATACCAGCAGAGCTGCCCATAGTAGCTTCTAAAGATGCTTTAATTGAATCAAGTTCAATACCTACACGAGGAACACCTTTCAAACTATTGCTTACAGTATTAATTAAAGTATTCCAGATTCTATACTCTATATTAATAGCACCAATACGGGCAAAAAGACTATCATAAGAACTTCTAACATCTTCTGGAACTCTAGGAATAGGAGCTAATCTTGCTGCAGGTGTAGGTGCAAAAGCTTCAGTAGCTGAAGTCCGCATTCCTCTAAGCTGATTCTGTCTTTGCCTTTCGTTAAAGTCAGTTTCATTAGCTAAGAG